ATAATATTACATGACTTTGCTACTGAGGACTGGCCTACAATAAGACCTCAGTATTCTCTCGGCCCCTTCGTAGGGGGCAGTGAGACAAGCAGTATCAGTGGTACTAATTCATTCACTTCAGGCTACACTCTCTTGAGGAGGAAGCGTGGGTTGGAAGAGTTCCCTGATCTGTCAGAGATATTAAGTGTTCAACGTGGTAACTCACTGGAACCAATCGTACTCAATGAGACGGCAGAAATACTTGAGACTAATATATTCAAGCCTAATTTCCTGCTGCTGCATGAGGATATGCCTTGGGCAATTGCAAATTTCGATGGAGTTACTGACGATGAATGGATAGTTGAAGTAAAGACCACTTCATCTTATCCAATGATAGAACAAGCTAAGAGTGGTGAGATTCCCCCAGCCTACCTATCACAAGGCGACCACTACCTAGCTTTCACTCAGTTTGAAGGATGTCCTAACCCCGGTAAGTTCTTTAAGGGGATAGTGTATGCGATCCTTTACCAGATACATCAACCACTGATCATACTAAAGGTTACTAGGGAAGAAAGACTAGACAATATTATAACCCTAATGGAAAAGGAATCGGCTTTCATTGACTTGTTTAAAAACAAAGAGATGCCTGAACCTGATGGTCATCCATCAACATCAAGAAGCCTGAAAGCACAGTATGACACATAAACAGGCCAGCTCACAGATTAAAGAGCTGGAAAAGATTAAGGTGCAGGCTGCTAACAGTTTGCGTGCAAGTATGGGGGACGATATACAAAGGATAGCTGGAGTATGTAGCATCGACAAGAGGAATACGTTGCGTGTTAAATGAATAGCTATTAATCTAATTAACATTTTAATAATAGGAAACATTATGAGTAAAACAAATGGTATTAAAACAACTAAGATAGGTAAGAAGGACTATGTTGAGGTAGACGAAAGGATACGTTTGTTCTGGGAACTACACCCTACATGGTCACTCATTACTGAAATGATTTATAACTGTGAGGAAAATATGGTTGTTATCTTCAAGGCTACGATCATGGATGATAATGATAAGATCAGAGCCACTGGTCATGCCCGTGAATTCCAGGCAGATAAGAAATCTATGGTGAATAAGACTTCACACGTAGAGAACTGTGAAACTTCTGCTATTGGCAGAGCCTGTGGAGTTAAGGGAATCATCACTGAGTATGGACTTGCTTCTGCCAATGAGGTAAGGGATGCAAGGAAGCTTGAGAAGGAACTGGATGATCTGAATGCGGTGAAAAAAGTTGAATTCACTGCAGGAGATGCGGAGAAAGTAGTAAAAGCTCCTGCTCCTGAAGTTCCACCTCCTCCTTTTACACGTACCACGCAAGAACCTGATGACCTACTCACTAAGGATGCACCTAAGGAGATGATAGATAGTATACTTGGTAAGTCATCTATAACTCCAGAAGATGCGGAACTAAATATCAATAGTGAATTGATTAGCCTCAATGCTAGGGCTATGAAGATCACTACTGATGAGGAAGGTAAGGCTGTCAGTTATGAGTACAGGAAGATGGTCGCAGATCATGGGGAAGATAATCTCCCTAAGTCTCTTCGTGAGGTTGTCCTCTCATCTTTGAATGCGGCACGAGATAAGATTACTAGAGAGAAACTTGCTTAATCGTTACTATTCGTTACTCGGTAACAGTAATTCGTTACTGGGTAACAGTAATTTTCTAATTTATAAGAAAGGAAACATGATAAAAATAAATAATTTATTAACAGTTGATCACGACTTGAGCAAGTTCTTACTTGGAGATCCAGTCTCATCAACCCTTCTCTGGTATTTTCTACTCGATCACCCCGGAGGAGAAGACAATGGTTCTGCAGTTTCTGTTAAAGAATTGGCAGACAAGCTTAAGTTCACACCAAGAGTGATCCAGAAAAGAATTGATTACCTAGAAGAGAACGGGTTTATCCTCAGCTATACGCCTGAGTTCTATGGTGGGCAAAGGTTGCCTAGCATATACCAGATAAACTTTGACTCTGAATTCTTTGTTAAACCTCCGAAAAAATCTACACCTAAGGAGGAGAGTCCTGATGTTGACCTTATGATAGACAAGTTTACAGAGATTAATCTTGCTATACATAAGGAGAAGTATGAACCAGTCACTCCCCAACAACGTAGTAAGTGGGTCAAGGGGGCAGAGAAGATACTCACACTGAAACCAGATGGAAACGACTTCAGTATGCAAACGTATGAGGAAGTTGTTCTGTTCTTAGCTGAACAAATGAAGGAACATCTGGTAAATAATACAGCTTACATGATGCAGTGCAGAGATCTGGGTAACCTAGTATACACACACCCATCGCAGTCAGACTGTAAGTATATAAATGCATACAGGAAAATGACACATGGCAATACAAACACTAACATGGAGAATATAAATGAGCAGACAAACAGATATACAGAGAATGGTATCTCAACTCATGACAGTTTATGGGAAGAAGTCTAGTACAGATGAGTACAATCACCTCTCTCATATCTGGGAGAAGGCTCTTGCTAAATTGAATGAGCAAGAGTTAAGAGTAGGATACCAAAACTTAATCAAGACCAGAGTAAAATCTGGTATGCCTAGTCCGGCAGAGTTTTATGAGGCACTGTACAATGACATCAATGATGATGCATTAATGGCATGGAATCAGTTGTTCCAAGCACTCAAGTCACATCCAGGGAGACCTATTTGTTTTGAGGACACAGTTCTTGCAGAGACATGCAGAAGACTGGGCGGTCTACCCTTCTTGGGTAGCATTTCAGCTACAGATCTTTCATTTCAGAAGAGATCATTCATGGATACATATTGCATCCTTGCTAAGCAGGGAAATATGTTCGACCCTGTATGTAATGGTACATATGATGCGAAGCCAATTGAAATGAAAACATTAGCAAGCAGGAAGTCTGTTACAGGAGGTGCACTATGAATAACAAAGCAGAGAGTAACTTACTTAGTATTTGTCTCAGTTATCCTGATCTGTTGCCTAACGTCAGGGCGATTGTTCTACCTGAGATGTTTGCCAATCAAAGATATGGCATTATATATGATACTGCTCTTGGGCTATATGATAAAGACGTTGCTGTTGATAGTGTTACAGTCTCGGCTAAAATCATGGATGATAGAACCTTACTGGCTAAATTCGGTGAGGAAGCAGTAGTGAATGAATACCTTGACGAGATAAAAAGTATCCCGCCAAAGGCAGAGAACTTTCTGGATTACTCAGACATTATAGTTAAGGTATACAGAAAAACTTATACTGCTGCAGAAGCTCAAAAGACTGCAGAGAAAATCAAGTCCGGGGAGGATGCGAGTTCACAAGTTGATATCCTTAGTGAGAAGGTTCAGCAGGTAGAGAGATCATCTGTCAGACCCTTCTCTCCCTTCTTAGAGATTGCACAAAAGGAGGTCGGAGAAATATCAAGGCGTAATGAAAAAGGAGAGGTGAGTATGAGTGAGTTGTTTGTGCCAACTCCATTTGCCAGCTTGAATAATTTTATATACGGGTTCAGGTATGGATCACTCTCTCTTTTGGGTGCTAGACCTGCAATGGGGAAAACTACATTCGCAGTAACCCTTGCTGCAGACGCAGCACGCAGAGGAATTAAAACCCTGTTCATTTCAATCGAGATGAACAAGACAGAGATAGCACAGAAGTTTATTAGTCATGCTTCTGGTATACACTTCAACAAAATTATAGAAGGATATACATTTGAGGAGCAGGACTGGACAAGCATGGCAGAGATGTTAGGACATGAGAATGATGCTTGGTCTAAGAATCTTTCTATTGATGATACATCTGAGACTACATTAGATGTTATGAGGTCAATTAATTGGGGGATTAACGAGGGATATAAGTTTATAATAGTTGACCACCTCCATGAACTCGCCTTTGACGATAGACGAGCACACATTTCACTGACTGAAGCAATGGGTGACTTCGTTAAACGTCTTAGGAATACAGCTCAACGTAATAACATAGCATTACTTGCTCTCTGCCAGCTTAACAGGGAGGTTGAGAAGAGATCAGCAAAGATACCTATATCAAGTGACCTCGGAGAGAGTGGTACTCTTGAGAGAGTAGCACATAATATTATATTCTTATACAGGCAGGAACAACACAAGGGTGAAGTCGATGTTGTTGTAGCTAAAGCAAGAGGCGGTCAGACAGGTATTACTACCCTTGATTTTGATGGCGGCACAAACCAAGTTAATGATCAGAAAGGAAATTATGGAATCAAATAGAAGAGAACTACCCAACAGGAGATGTGGGTTTACACAGAAGGTCAGGATAGGAGGACATAAAGTATACCTTCGTACTGGAGAATATGATGATGGAACTTTAGGAGAGATCTTTATAGATATGCACAAAGAAGGTGCTGCATTCAGGTGTCTCATGAATAACTTTGCCATTGCAGTCTCATTGGGACTACAACATGGCACTCCATTGGAGGAGTTCACAGATGCATTTACTTTTACAAAGTTTGAACCATCTGGCATAGTTCAGGGTAGTGAATGTATCAAGATGAGTTCGTCTATAGTTGATTATATCTTCAGAGAGTTGGCAGTTTTTTACTCAGGAAGAGATGACCTTGCTCATGTACCACCTGCTCATACCCCAGAGATACCAGTCATAGATAAAAAGACTGAAGCATATATCCCAGAGATAGATGGACTACCCCAGCCTCTTCAGGATGGTGATGTAGTTGTATTGCCTGATGAATCAAAGCTACCAAGATTTGCAACAGATAGAGAGACTGGTTTTGAAGAAGAACATGTTCCACCATCAGAAACTTCTAGTGCAAGTTTGGCGATGTCTGAACTGGTAGAAGCAGCAAGGGTTAAGGGTTATGAAGGAGAAGCATGTACATCATGCAATCAATTCACTCTAGTCAGGAATGGTTCTTGCTTAAAATGTATAACTTGTGGAGAAACATCTGGCTGTTCATAGT